GTGGCTTGACGCTTGCGAGAGATCGCGGCTTGAGTCAATAATGCAACCCCTGTAACTTTTGAAAGCGAAACGCAAAATGCTAAATCTCTCTTCTGCTGGCGGCTCTGGTAACTACATCCGCTTCTCTCCCCAAGCCAACGCTTGGACCAACAACCTTGGCGAGGAAATCCAACTCAAGAAGGTCGTCTTCGACATTGATGCCGTGCAAACAGGCTGGCTGTTGCTGGGTGTCGGTGTACGCGAGTGGAATCCTGACGCCGAGCTTGGCCGTAAAGGTCCACAGCCGTCACCAGAACACAAGCGCGGCTTCATCGTCAAGTTCTACAACAAGGAGATCGGCACAGTCGAGTGGTCTTCTAACGGTGTCGGCCCCAACATGGGTCTGGAGCAGATGTACACGGCCTGCGCGGCACAGCGTGCAGCCAACCCTGGCAAGATGCCAGTCTTAGAGTACACAGGCTCGAAGCTGGAGAAGATTGGTAAGGGCACAACCCGCATCCCAGCATTTAACTTGGTGTCGTGGATTGACAAGCCTGCCGGTATGGACCAGTCTGATGCCGAGTTCGTGGCGGAGGTGCTGGCGCGGCCTGTGCCTGTTGCTGCACCTTTGGCGAAGCCAACGCCAGCGGCGGCTGCTGTGGCCGCCAGTGATGATGAAATGTTTTAACTGACATCAGTCAAGTGCCGAGGTGTGACAGCCTCGGCTTTTTTTTCCTCATAAAAAACACAACATGAAATATCTATCACTTTGCAGTGGTATTGAGGCGGCAACAGTGGCATGGCATCCCCTTGGCTGGGAAGCTGTGGCCTATTCGGAGATCGAGAGATTCCCATCAGAGGTGCTGGCACATCACTATCCATCAACGCCAAACCTTGGCGACATGACGAAATTTAAGGAGTGGTCAATTGAATCAAATGTCGATCTTCTCGTCGGAGGAACTCCCTGCCAATCATTCTCAGTCGCCGGACTCAGAAAAGGATTGGATGACCCTCGTGGCAACCTCATGCTTACCTATCTTGCCATTGCTGACAAATACAAACCCAAGTGGATTGTTTGGGAAAACGTCCCTGGCGTCTTGTCATCTAACGGAGGAAAAGATTTTGGAGTCTTCCTCGGGGCGCTGGGCGAACTCGGGTATGGGTTCGCCTACAGGATTCTTGACGCTCAATACTTTGGAGTGGCACAGCGCCGCCGCCGTGTGTTCGTTGTCGGACACCTTGGAGACTGGCGACCTGCCGCAGCGGTACTTTTTGAGCGCTACAGCCTGTCAGGGCATCCTGCGCCGAGCAGAGAAAAGAGGGAAGACCCTGCCAAGTGCCTTACACGAGGCGCTGGCCAGCGTTACGATTTTGAAACAGAAGACTTGATTCCAGCCTACGGCATACCTGGCAACTGGATAGGACGCAAACCGGAGAACGGTGGCAACGCGACAGAGCCGATGCATGACATTGCACCATGTCTCACCAAGGCTGACCAGCATGGGGTGGCGCAACTTATCGCATTCAGCAGATGTGATGATGGAATGGACTCGCAAATCAATGTAACTCCAACCATGCGTATTGCTGGTAATGCCCAAGGTAACTTGGCGGTGACAGTTGGGACAGACATCTACAACGGCGCGATTACTGGCGATGTGGCTGTGCCTTTAACCAACAGGGCTGATGGCACAGGTACAGGGCCGACTGTGATGCAGCCAACATCTTCAGCATTCAAATACACGATGGGCGCAAAGGCTCGTGGTATTGGTTTTGCAGAGGAGCAATCTCCAACACTAAGCACCCAAGCAGACAGCAATGCGGTTCTGACGCCAATGATGGCAGTACGCCGTCTGACACCAACAGAATGCGAGAGACTCCAAGGCTTTCCTGACAGCTACACCGACATCAAATCAAAGAACAAGCCTACACCTGATGGGCCAAGGTACAAGGCATTGGGCAACAGCATGGCAGTGCCTGTCATGGCATGGATTGGGCAACGCATAGAACAAGTAGAGGCAACATGCAAGCAGAACAAATAGCCAAGCAGCTCGGCAACGCAAAGAAAGCCAATGGTCAATGGGTGGCGTCATGCCCAGTACCAGGCCACGGCAAGGGCAATGGAGACAAGAATCCCAGCCTCTCAATCAGCATCAACGATGACGGCAAACCCTTGTTCCACTGCCACGGTGGGTGCACACAGGAAGACGTCTTCAACACCATCAAGGACATGAGACTGCTTCCAGAGCTGGAAGAGCGTCCAGACCCGCTGGCAAACATCAAGCCCTTGCCGCAAATCAAGTTTGATCAGGAGTGGGAATACCAAGACGAGGACCGCACCACGGTGTTCGTCAAGCAGCGCATGAAGATTGGCGAGTCGGGCAAGACTTACAGGCTGTACAAGGTGGACCCTGACGGCCGCAGACATCCAACCCTTGGAGACGCCAGAATAGTCCCCTACAAGTTGCCCGAATTGCTGGACGCGAAGACCGCAGGCAGGATCATCTATGTCGTCGAGGGGGAGAAGGCCGCAGACGCGCTGATAAGCATTGGCGTCACGGCCACAACGGCGCACACAGGTGCGGGAAGTTGGCCGGAGGCCATCACAGAGTACTTCGCTGGCGCCAATGTGGTGATCGTGCCCGACAACGATCTGCCAGGCTGGCGGTATGCGCAGAAGGCCGTGGAAGCGATTTGGGGCATCGCCAAGAACGTCAAGGTTGTGGACCTACAGCTACCAAGCCCATCAGATGACGCCTGGGAGTTCGTCCATCAGTACAACAAGCAAAGAGAAGACCTTGTGGCAATGGTCAAAGCCGCGCCCAAGCTGATGCATATTGAGGATGTAACGGTTCCCGAAAGGCTCAACGCGCTGAAGCTGGATGCGCCATCAAGTACAAAAAACAGCGAAATCTATACATCAGACGCTGATCATGTAAAGAAACAGGCAGAAATTGAGCATGAGTTCGCGGGCGAGCCATCCACCAAACAAACAAAAGAAGCCAAGCCGCCAAAGACAGTCAACATTGAGGCGTGGGATGACATACAGGACGAGCCAGTCGAGTGGATGATTCATTCCATCCTGCCCACCAAATCGTTCTCTGCCCTCTTCGGCCCACCTGGTAGCTTCAAGAGCTTTATCGCCCTCGATATGGCCGAGGCAATAGCCACAGGACGGCCGTGGATGGGCAATGAAATAGAGCAGCAGGGCGCAGTCTTATATATCTGCGGTGAAGGCTTTGGCGGTATGGGGGCGCGGATCAAGGCGTGCCAGATCCACCACAGCACACCCAAAGGTGCGCCGATCTACGTCATCAGGCATCAGCTCAACCTGAGATCCAGCGCCGAGGACTTCAACGCGCTGATGATGGCCGTGGTCCAGTTGGTGGAGACAACAGGCATTGAGTTCCAGCTACTCATCATCGACACGCTGGCAAGGGCGTTTGGCGGCGGCAATGAGAACGACTCAGACGCCATGGGTTCATTCATCACGTCAATGGGCAAGATTCAAGAGTTCTTGGCCTGCGCATTGATGGTGCTGCACCACAGCGGGAAGGACTTGGCTAAAGGGTTGCGCGGTCACTCAAGCCTGCTTGGCGCCGTAGACACCCAGCTTGAGATCCTGCGGTTTGAGGATCAGGCCAAAGGAATCATCAGCCTCACCAAGCAAAAGGACGGCCAAGACGGTATCCGAATCGGGTTTGAGATGGTCGAGGTAGAGATTGGCGGGTCCAGCTTGGGCTTTGATCCGACCATTAGTTTGGCGGTCCAAGCCAGCGATGAGGCCGTCAATCAGGCATCAAAGAAGGCCAAGAACAACGCTGGCAAGGGGCGCAATCAGTCAATTGCCATGGAGAGCCTTGGAAATGTAATTAAACAAAAAGGGATACAAAAAATAGTTGAAGGAAAACTCAGGACGGTTGTCAATTTAGACGACTGGCGTGCCGAATTCAGGTCCAAAAAGGGAGTCACAGACGACTCAGAGCTAAATGTAAGGAAAGCATTCGACAAGGCTTGGATTCGGGCGCAGGACGATTTGCACAAGTTTGGAGAAATTGGGATCAGAGACAAATATGTGTGGCCGGAAACAAGCGATGCCGACAAAGATGTCTATTAACAGCAAATCTAATACTAAACGCACAAAAAATGGAGACATTTGGACTTTGTCTCCTGTTTTTTGATGTATTGAAGAAAGTAGTGCAAAAGAATTGAAATATGGAGACAAATGGAGACAATGTCGCCGTTTGTCTCTGTCTCAGGCGACAAGACAAACCGAGAGTCTAAAGACTCGGAGGTTTGTCTCCTGTGATGTCGCCGATAGCGTGTAACCCAACGGAGAAACCA